TTGTCCATCCCGCTATGCTCTGATATTAATTGGTGAACCCTACTTTTACTCATTCCGTAATCTTCGGCTAATTCTCTCATTGAATGGTCTCCTTGCGTGTATAGTAAATACATCTCATCTTTTTGTTCTTGAGTTAATTTACCTTCGTAAGGTGTTTTATTTTCCATATTACCCTTGGCATCGACAAGCCTTAAATTTGATAGTTTATTATTTGACCTGTTTCGGTCAATATGATCTATCATAAGATTTTTTTTATCATAAATACCGTTAGCATAAATCCAAACTATTTGATGCGCACGGCATTGTTTTTTTACTCCGCCAAATGAAATGTTGTGTACTCGGTAACCGTTGCAATCAGCACCCATTAACTCTATCCTCTCACCTTTATTTAATTTAGTAACTGTGGAATATATTTTACCCGTTTCGATGTCAGCAATTAACCTTCCTTCGTCTATTGCTGATTTTATTACTAAAGTTCTATCCATTGTATTTTCTTTTTGAATGGTGTTAATGTGTGATGTGTTGGAAATCCCATCATCTCCTCCACAAATAGGGGGTTGAGTTGGGAAGTTTTTGAAGTTGTTAAATCCATCTCTGCTATTTGGTCCGTCAAGTTTCCTTTCCCTCTCTTGTCCGATGTGTTCCCCCTGCTTGCTTGCGCAGTCGGTGTGCATAGTAAGCGTGTCAAAGTCATTGAGTGCATTGATCCTTCTTTCACCTGTGTTGACTTCATGTTCACCGTTGCATTCGTGCAATCCATTGCGGTTGGTGTCGGTAGCATCTTGAATCGTGCCATTTGTTTCAGTGGCATTTGAAGATTTACTCCTTTTTTCAACCATTTCTCCTTGTCCTCTTTCCACTTCTCTTCTGTTCTCGCACTGTTCCAATCGAATGCCGTTGGTGTCGGTAACATTTTTTTTAACTTGTCCATTGTCGGCTTGTATCCGCTCATTATCTCCTGAGCAAGCGTTCCCGAATCGCCCGATACTGGATTTGCTTTCCCGCTCGTTGTGTGTCCGTCCATTTTGGTTGGTGTTTTTAGCAATAAACCAGATTCTATCCCTTCTGTGGGGAGCGTTGACGGCACAAGCTGGAAGTAAAAACGGGAGGACTTCGTAGCCTTCAGATTCCAAGTCAGCCTGCACTTCATCGAATACCAATCCCCCGTTCCAATTAGTGAGGCCGCGAACGTTCTCGCCCACAACGTAGCTCGGTTGAACTTCCCGAATTGCTCTAAGCATCTCCGGCCAGAGGTGTCGCTCATCCTCTTTTCCTTTTCGTTTTCCTGCGTTGGAGTATGGTTGGCAGGGGAATCCTCCTGTAATAATGTCAATTCTGTTTGCATATTTTGTAAAATCTGTTTTTTTAATATCCCCGAAACCTTCTGCTTCAGGGAAGTGATGTTTTAATACTTTCTGACCAAACTCATTCCACTCGCACCATGCTAAAGTTTCCCAACCCATCCAGCGAGCAGCGAGAGAAAAGCCGCCTATTCCTTCAAACAATCCGAGGTGTTTCATGATTTTACCCCCTCATATTTTTCTACTGCTTTATTTCTGATTTCTAAATTGAGATTGTGATAGACATCTGTTATGTCTTGAATAAAATCTACTTGATTTGGTTGTAATCTTCCTTCCAAGCTTGCTATTAAATCATCAGCATGTTTAATAAGGTTTGTAAAATCGTATTTAAGTTTCATCTTAAATTCTCCCGTTAACATTGTTGAATGCTCACTTAGAGCTTTTAACTGAGCAATAAATATTAGTCTTGCTGCTTCTATTTCTGATTGTTTCATATTAGTCTTGTTTATAAACCTCCAAAACCACCTAAATTAATTAGTTTTGGCAAGTTATATTATTGTTTATTCCTGTGTATTTTTAAAAGCATTAGGTAGCCAATGAGATCACTGAGATTATCTTCATTTGCCCCCTGCAGGCCCACCTTTTTAATCCGGCTCAGCTTATCGTTTATCCTTGCTATGATTCCAAGTTCAACTTGTTTGTCCTTATCAATCCCATCAACATTGATGGTCCAATCGGAATTAAAGATTGAGCCGTTATAACTTATGTTTTTTGAGATTGCCATGTCTTTCATGGAATCGTATTCCAATTTTATCAGGTTGTTTATTTCTTCTAATGTCATATGTTTAAAATGGTAAAGGTTCTTTGCTAGTTATAATATCAGACCCTGCAATTAGAAAGTCGGTGTTCTCTTGGATTCTGGAAGGCATCATGTTAATCCAATTATCGTAGTTCGGATGGCCTTTAAAATATCTGCCATTGGTGCTATCCCATCCTAAGTGAACACAACCCGTCTGTCCCCAATGTTTGAATTTTACCTTCTGAATGTATACTTCAGTCTGTCCCGTTTCGTAATTTCTGTAGACGGTCAACCCATTAGCGGTCTTGTTATAAAAGTTAGCGGAGCCAGAGATGCTATAAAGGTTAGGTACTTCATAAAGTCCGGTATCTCGGTTCTTACTAATCTTAGTAGGGTGAGCAACTAGAAAGCAATGCACCTTGTTTCTTTCACAGAACATCACAATCTTATCAAGCTGCTCGGATATGTACTTTGTTTCAGAGGTCGTGTACTGATGATCTAATTTGTTCCAAGCATCAATCACAAAGGCTTTAATCCCTTTTTTACGAACCAATGAGCGGACAGAATCTAAAATATTATCGAGGGTAAAGTTTTCTTTAGGATTAATAAAAAAGAAATTCTTTGCATGATAATCAATCATCTGCCGTAAATCTGCAGGGGACATTCTGTTCATCCCTTCAAATGGCTTACCCGTTATCTTCTCAGCAAACTTGCTGAAGTGTAATTCAAGCGGATGGTTCTCTGGAGAGTAAAGGGCAGTCTTCCAATCATGGCTCACGTTAAGCTTGCATAGAATAAAGTCTAGGAATTCAGACTTTCCGTGACCTGGTATTCCGGTGATGGTTGTGAGGTAGCCTTCTTGGAACCGGATAAACATGTCAACTTCTGCCATGCCAATCCCGCTCCCCTTTGGAAGACCGTTGTTGTAGTAGCTGTAGATTTCTTCTTCAATATCGTTAGCATTGAACACCCCCTCAATAGGGAATTCTTTGGCGGAATTCATTGCTTCAGTTACTCCTTGAATCCCGTACTTAATTAGGCAGTCATTGGCATCTTTACAATCCTTAAAGCGGACGTAGGTGCAATTCTCATAACCTAATCTTCGTGCCAATTCATTCTGAAGATTCTGTCCGGCTTGGTCGTTGTCAACTGCTAGAATAAACTGAGTATCTTCTGAGAAGGAATCTATTGAATTATCAAGGTAGTCGAAGTTTATCTTCCCAAGTCCTGCTCCGTTAGGCACAGAAACTACGTTCTTGAATCCACATTCATACAGAGCAAGGCAGTCCATTTCACCCTCGACAATGATGATGGTATTGTTGTGGATGGAGCAATCAAGATTGTAAAAAATTAACTCGGCTCCTTTGGCAAGTTTAAAAGATTTATTTTTGCCTCGATATTTTACATTTATCAATTCTCCATTCCGGAAATAATTGAACTGAATCGTATTGATTTCGGCATTAATTTGAGGCATCCACTCCATGCCTTCACCAACTTTTAATTCTAGTAGTGTTTTTTCGCTAATTTTACGGGTACTGAAGAACTTTATTAGGTCAAGTGAATACTTACTACCACTTTTAAATAAAGGTCGTTTATATTCAATTTTTGTGGGTTTCGCTATAAACTCTTTTTTGAGGACCAGAACCACTCCGCAGTGTGAACACTTGCCAGCCCCCTTCAGAACATTGAATGAAAAACACTTGTCGAGCTTCTTCCTGCGCTCTGGTGAACATACCGGACAGACTTGAGGGTTCTCACCCTGCTTAACTGCAAGTACTTCGTATTCCTTTTTCGTTGTCAAGTCCAATACTACCATACCATTCCCCCCATTTTCTTTGCCGGATTTTTATTAATCCACCGCTTGAGATGGGTTGAGAAATCAGACATCGAATTGTAGTCTGCTTCACTAACAGCTCTGAAATCAGATAGCCTTGACAGAATTTCATCCTTGGACTTACCGAGATCACGGCAGACAGATTCGAGATAACTTGAATTCGGAAAGTCAGAAAAAAAAGTTTCTTTTCTTTCTTTAACATTATCAGTTACATTATCAGTTACAGTAACATTATCAGTTACATTAACATTTACATTATCAGGTTTTCTAGGTTCTTTTTGTAACCCAGAATAACCTGCTGGGTTTTCTAGGTTTTTTTCTGTCTTAGGTCTACCCCCTAACTTTCCGTTCTCCTTGGACTTTTCAGACCTTTTTTCCCACTTTTTTAAATCTCGCTTTAATTGTTGCTTTATTGGTTCAAAAACAATTTCAACGACTTGGTCTTTAGGTTTTGGATTTCTGTCATTGATATACTCCAGAATTGTCACAAACAATTCTCCCACCCTTTGCTTGCCTTTTGAATCTTTTTCATCTTTAATCATCTTCTCAATTGTGTAAATTAAGTCGGCATAGATCAAAGCACTTTTTTTATTCTCAGCCATTACTCACCCCCTGAAAAATCTTGTTCGACAATTCTTCAAGCTCAGGGGTGAACCAGTTTTTTTGTTTTAAATAGGGCAGATGCAATAGGTATCTATCCGCTTCGATGTCATAGATAAGCCTTCCATGTTGCTTATACTCTAAGTAGCCATCAACTACTTCTACTGTCGTGTGCATTCGCTCAGCCATTGTATGTGGTTTGTGGGTTTAAAAATTAGAGCGGTGCAAGGAATCGAACCTTGATTGACCTGGTATCTCACCGCTTACCTTTATCTTACATCATCTCTATCATCAATCTCCCATTCAAGCCAGACTGATATCGCATAGAGAGCAACTAGGGCAACTACTATACCGAGGGTAACTCCAGCCAAGAATGTCATTTCTTCTTTGTTTTAATGGTGTACTTTCCGTTTACTGCTTTAGGGATTTTCATCCCAATCTTTCTGAGGCTGCTGATTGCGGAGCGAAATGAATTGCCAGAGGCAAATTTCACGGTCTTCTCAGTTACTGCTTTTCCTGACTTAAGGATTGTTTGCAGCTTTTCTGTTCTACTTACTTTTGCTTTTTTCATTGGTTTTGTTTTTGTGTGGTTTGGTTTATTTTAAATCCTATAAATTCTTCTCCCTTTTTTACTATTGTCTTTTTTACATTTAGCTCATCTATGTCCCTATCGTTGATCTTATACTTCTTTTGCAGAATATCTAGGAAAGGTTTAATTGGGTTGTCGATGTCTGAAAGCTTACTCATCCCGAATTCAATTATCACTATGTACGGAGGGGGTGGTGGTGTTAGTGCTGGCAGGATAAGCAGAAGGTCCTTTTCGTATTTGTGGTAAATCTCCGTCTTGAACCTTCTGCCCTGCCATACTTGATTAACAGAAACAGGCTTGTAGTTTAATTTAATCACTCTAGTTTTGATTTGTAGTGTTCAATTATCCGCTCCATTTCTGTCTTGTAGAATGAATCAAAAGCAATCCCTTGTCCTCTGCTGACTAAGTATAAAACATCACGCAACCTTTGAGATTGTGACTTTGATTTCTTGCCGTTGACAATCGGTTCACTATCAATCAATTCTTCTTCAAGGTTTGTCACGTTAGTATCTGATAGCAGACACTTAACATACTTTGAGCGGAATTGGAATAGCTTTCCAACATTCTCTGCATCCATTTCCTGAGTGGCAAGGGTGAACACGACAGACCCATCCTGCCGTGTTTTTATCCCCTCTATTGAACCATCAATCACTAACTTCATTTGATCTGTAGATTCTGATTTACTTGGATATGCGCTCCGATTGTTAACTCTCCAGCTTTGATGGCAGTTTTTATGGCTGTCTTATCGGGAGCAGTAGTTGTCTTGGTCACCATGAACTTTGCCGGAATAGAATCCACATCATCAATCTCAACTGATTCTGAAGCTCTGAAGGATATCTTAAGGACCGGACTTTCAATCTTGTCAACTCCGAATACTTGCATTGCTACTGAGAGATTATTCTTTAGCTTCTCAATAGATTTTGTCCTGGACTTCTTCAAAGCATCAAGGCGGTCAATCTCGCTATCAATGATGCTACATTCTCCGGTTAATTGCTTAATAAGAAAGCCGTAGTTTGTCCCCTTTGTTGTTAGGTTTTCAGCGTTTAGCTTTAATAATTCTTCAATTTCTGGAGTAAGTTCCCCGCCATTCTCGATGAGTTGTTCTATAA